AAGAAACTCTTCTTACCCTGATTCTTAATACCAACATTGTAATCTGCAAGGTCGAGCATTACTGCGTATGTTCCAGCGCCAATGATAGATGAAGGAACCTTAACAATCTTGCTTACACCCATTGCACCAGCAAGCTCTGACGGTGTCTTGTAAAGTCTGTGACCAAACTTATCTTCCATGAGCATAAGCTTAGAAGCCTGCTTCTGCTCAACAAATGCAACAAGGTTACCAGATCCCTGATAATCATCCTGTGCGAGTACGGAAGCTGTTACGATAGCATGCTCAAGAGACTCATCCTGTGCAGGTACAACTGTCTTCTTAATTGTGAAGAGATCCTCATCCTTTGCAGCAGGAATAATGTGAGTCTCATCAACCTTATCATCATCTGCAGTTGAACGTCCATCACCGAAGATGTAAGCGCGAGCCTTCTCCTCGTCAAACTTGATGTTCATCTCTTCCTTGATCCAAGGAATTACATCAAAATCTGCATCAGCAAGGTCGTCCTTGTCGAATTTCTGTTTCTTGTAGATTGTTGTAGGAGATACTGATCTCTTAAGAAGCTTGAATACCTCTTCCTTCTTATAGTGACCCTTGATGTATCCCTTTGCTCTTGCCTCGTCCTCTGTGATGTCAGCGAAAAGCATTTTGATGTTTGCGAAAGGTGTGTTGTGTACACCACTCATGATTACGCCAACCCAATCGTTGGGATGTGTGTTGATGAACTGAGGTGTAGTTGTATAACTCTTATCATCGGGCTTAATAAAGTCGATGTTCTCAATTCCATACTCAGCAGCATGCTCAAGGAATGCATCTCTAAGAGATCCGCATCTCTTGCCCTCTTTCATAATTGTGTTAAGACCATCATGAACGAGTGTATCATCATTCTGCTCTTCTGATTCAAATACATTGTGCTTCATCTGTTCGTCCTCCTCTTTGGAACTTTTATTCTTTTCTTCTGCGTCAGCGATTGCCTGACCGATTAAAGCATAAACAACTGTCTTCTGCTCGTCATTGAGAGTATCAAATACATCCTTTACTGTCTTATCAGAATCAGCAGGTGCCTTCTTTTCAATCTCAACTTCAGTTTTCTTTACTTCTGCCATTTCTTTCTTCTCCTCTTCAGGTTTGGTTTCTTTTGTTTCTGGCTTCTTTTCATCAGAGTCGGTTTCGGACTTCTTGTCTTCTGATTTAGCATCATCAGACTTCTTTTCCTCTTCCTTCTCTTCAGGTTTTTCTTCAGACTCCTTATCGTCGTCCTCTTTCTTTTTGTTATCTTTTTCCGCATGAGAAATATAAATTTCCTCTACGTCATTATAGATCTCGGCTGACTCGATTTCGTCCTCGTCTGAAATATCACTATGTCTAACCTGCTTCTCAACGATGCAAGCTCCAGGATTTGCTCCTGCAAGCACGAGACTAACTTCACAAATCTTGCCATGCACAACATCGCGAGAGTTGGTCTGTTTAAGCTGGTTAGCATAGATACTAAGAGAACCTATGTCACCGTGCTCCACAAGAAGTTTCGCATTCTGTCCAGCTTCTGTGTCATTGAATGTTCCATAAGCATAGACACCCTCTTCTCTATTTTCAAGCAGAGCATGACCGAGAACATTCTGTGCATCTTTGTGGTCGTGATTCCAAACTAAAGGAACGGTTTTACCATCCTGGTCTATAAAGGCGTTTTTACGGATTGTACGGCCATCAGAACATCTTAAATTGTTCCTTGTTGCCCATCCACCAAAATCATACACCATTTTGATTTTTCCTCCTTAGTTTAATTTCTTCTAAGAGTCGATCAACCGTTGCTTCAGGTCCTTCTCCATCAGCGACCATTTGCATGTTTTCTTCAGGTATTGGATTACCATCAATGTCAATGTGATAGTCATCCTTTGAAGGTGACAGGTTCTTATTTCTAAGCTCGTCAGCTCCAGGATCTCCAGCGGGACGCATTCCAACGATCTGTCTGAGCTCATTAGAAGTCAATATCTCATTACGTGTAAACTTGTCTGCAATCTCAGCAATCTGAGTAACAGGAACAAGCTTGAATGGATCTCTGTAAAATTCTATCGACTGTTTCTGACTTCGAGCAGTCTTTGATAGAAATTTTCGTTTCATTTCGTCAGTGATTGCCGAAAGAATCGGTTCTACAGTTCTTGAATAGTAATTATTCATTATCTGATCACTGGCTGTACCGTTTAAAATTTCGGTTGTTATACCTAACTGAGAGTAAATCATATCGGTAAGATACTGAATCTGATTCATTAGATTATTGTCTAATGATCTATTCAACTGAGTTACATGCTCAGTGGCATCTGTATATGCAATACCATACTTAGAATTAGCTAACTGATCTTCGATAGTCTTTCTACGATTTTCAGCCTGCTGTTTCTTAGCTTCGGTCTTTGTTAAATAAGGTAACTGAATAATTAAATCTAATTTACCAGCTCCTGACTGTTCATCAATTGCATCCAATAGATTTAATTTTCTTATAAGTCGCTGCATAGTAGAGTTTGGTTCATTCATTACTGAATAGAATGGGTTTTCTATTATACATACAACACTTTTTGGAAGGGTTATCGTTTCTTTCTTTCCAGACTTCTCGTTATATACTTCCATCTTAACAGCATCTGGGAACCATGAAACTATATGCCCAACTCTCATCTTTTCGATGTCTATTGTTGCAGATTTCTTCGGATCTATTTTTGTATCCGTAGGGACAACTGCTACACAGCCCTCGTCAAGTAGAGTCATAACAACATCTTGTATAAATGACCTTCCTGTCTGGTCTAAGTTAGCACTAACAGATAAGCACTCATTGAGTCCAGAATCTATTATTTTCACATAGTTACCATTATCATCAACCTTTACATGCTTAATGTCAACAGCAGCCGCATCCATAGCAATTCTGTTGTATATGGCATTTATTATGGATCGTTCGTTACCTCGAGTGAAGTGTGGACGATCTGGTCTGTACCAACCATATGAGATCTCATTAAGATTTCTCATAGGCGTCGGGTCTTTGTTCATAAAAGCATTCCAAGCATGTTGGAGTCTATCTGTAAAATTTCCCATTTTGAATTTTCTCCTTTTAATTTTCATCCTTGGATTTTAGTATAAAAATTCCATAATTTACTCCAAATATTTTGCTCTATTATTATAATATTTATCTGGATTAGTTAAGTATAACTCATATTCTTTATCAATTGCATATGTATTTTTATCTTTTTGTATTTTTGTTCCTTTTATGGATTCTAAGAATTTATCGTCATACTTACCATTATTTGGACTCTTATAGTCTTTAGGCGTTTCAACTCTATAACTGAATTTTGGGTTTTCTTGATATCGTCCACCAACATTTCCTCCAAACTCTTTTAAAGCATATACTGAAGCTTTTTCAGCTAATGTCTGCTGTCCAACTTTACCGGTTTTTAAATTCACATTTAATGCCATTTTATCCGCAGATTCTTTAGCTCCTTCTTCTCCTAAATACTGAGTCATAAATGCTCTTAATTCTTTCTCATATTGTTTAGAATTTTTAGCATAATCGTTCATTAATTTTACAACATCTTTATCCATATATTCTTTCTGAGTATAATACTGTCCAGCATCTATTGTTTTCTGTATATCTTTACCAGTAAGTAAAGCGGCTATAGCATTTGGAGCACCAGTTTTATTCTTAGCATATTGCTGAGCACCTTGACTAATATCAGATGTTAAATTATCTAATCTTCTACGCTGTGTATAAAGACTTGTTCCACCATTTCGTTTTGTATAATCTTTATCGAATTCGTTTACAACTTTATCAAAGTATAAATCATTTCCGAAAGCATAAGTATAATTATCGTTATCATGCTTCTTAAGTTTTATTAATAATTTATCTCTTCGCTTTTTACCTTTTTCAGTAAGACTTCCATCAGCATTCTGATATCTTCTAATACCCCATTTTTGTCCGAGGATTCCATGATGTTCAAGATAATTATCTGTTGCAATAGCTATATAATCCATAACTCACCACCATTTTGATTTTATTCAAAAGCTTCTTTATTATTCTTGTATGCCACGAAAGCATCCATTAATGCTGATACATTATCGATCTTATCCTCATATCTCTTTTTAAGGAGTTTGCGGTTACCGTTTGTATCTTCTATGGTTATAGCATTACCCATAGTATAGCACATTAATTCTTCATCGAACAATAAACAACCTTCACTTGCTAATTTCTTTATTTCACCCAATGGAACTGATTCTGTACGAGCACCCTGTATAACTTTCTCTATACCAAAAGGACCATTCTCTCTTTCCCATCTTTCCATAAATGCTTTTGCATTGTAAGGATCGTAACCTACAGCTGAGATGTCATACTGACACTGCTCGATGTGTGCGTCAATGTCGTCATACACATCCATCATATCGAGAATAGAACCCTCAAAGATTATGAGACTTCCTTCTCTCATGAACTCA